AGGCAGAAAATGAAACGCTACGGGCGCTTTGCACGCAGACCAGAGAACTTGTAAGGGATTGCTTTCCGTATGATTTCATTCTTCGCGGTGCGCCTATTCAGTCTATTGTTTCGGTATCATTTATTGATGCTGACGGCAACGATCAGGTATTAGACCCCGTTGATACCTTGCTAGACAAGGATTCTGAGCCTGGCTATCTGGTGCCGGCTTATGGCCGTGACTGGCCGGAAACTTTCCCTGTGCCGAATGCTGTTCGCGTTCGCTACATCTGCGGATATGGATCAGCGGCAGATGTTCCGCAATCGATTAAGCAATGGATGCTCCTTGCTATCGGTGCGATGTACGCACAACGCGAGGCCATTTCAGACCGTCCGCTGTCGGCCTTGCCTGACCGTTTCTGGCATCGGCTGCTTGATCCCTATCGCATCTATGGGGATGCGTGATGATCGCGGCGGGGAAAATGACAGAGCGCGTCAATATTGAACAGCGCAGTACCTCTCAGGATTCAGCCGGCCAGCCGGTTGAATCATGGTCATTGGTTGCTGCTGTATGGGCTGACGTTAAAAAGCTATCTGGAATATCAGCTATCAAGGCCGATGCCGATGTTTCTATAGTCAAATCGTCAATTCGCATCCGTTACATGGCCGGAATAAATGCCGGCATGCGCGTTATTCACGGTTCGGACAATTACGATATATCGGCAGTCATTGAAAACAGAGCAGAACGGTTTATTGACTTGGTGTGCGTGAAAAATGGCTAATTCTGTATCTGTGTCTGTTGATTTCGATGATCTATTCGAAAGGCTAGACAAGATTTCAGACGACGCAGGAAAATTCACCAGAGAGGCTGCACAGGCAGGAGCGCAGGTTCTATACGGAGAAGCTAAGACTCGCGCCCCGGTTAGCGACCATGCCCATTATTTTTATGGCACACATCAAAAGTATTTGTTTGAAGCTGGAACGCTAAGGAACAGCATTTATCAAGCATTCTCTGCTGATAATTCAATCGACGGCAAAAAAGCCACTTATCATATCTCATGGAACTATAAGAAATGCCCTTATGGATTCATGGTCGAATATGGAACAAAGAATGCTCCGGCGCATCCTTTCTTGCGGCCATCATACGATGCTGCATCACAATTGGCCGTAACAGTAGCGCACGACAGATTCGCGGCGCTTATGGAGGATTCGCTTAAATGAGCGTTGAATCAATACTTTTTGATGCGGTAAAAGGATTGGTTAGTAATCGGGCCTATCCTGATTTCGCTCCGGCCAATGTGCAAATGCCATATATCACATATCAGCAGATCAGCGGTCGGTCAGTTGTCTATACAACGAGTGAATTGCCGAACAAGAAAAACGGCAGGTTTCAATTCAATGTATGGGCAACGACCAGGGCGCAGGCAAATTCAATTTCACTGGCTATCGAGGCTGCGCTGATTGCATTAACTACGGTTCAAGCCGAGCCGCTTGGATCATTTACCGCGCTATCCGATAAAGACCTAAAGACCTATGGCGCTATGCAGGATTTCAGCGTCTGGTCTGACCGATAGCAAAACAGATAAGCTCCGAAAGGGGCTTTTTTATTGCCCGATTGGGCGAAACCAAACCAACCGCTGAAAGGCGGTTTTTTACGTCCAAAGGAAAAGAAAATGGCACAAGTACCCACTGGGTCGACGTTCTACGTCGCATCTACCATCGCCGCAGACAAGACCGTTACGGTTGTAACCAATGCAACTGAGGCAGTTGTTACGTCGACGGCGCATGGTTATACAAACGGCGATGTAGTCATCATGATTTCTGGCTGGGGCCGCCTTAACAAGCGTGCATTCCGCATCAAGAGCGTTACTACCGATACTTTTGCGCTGGAGGGGGCCGATACTAGCAATACAACCTTTTTCCCGGTTGGCACTGGCATCGGTACGGTTCGCAAAGCCTCGGCATTTACCCAGATCAGCACCGTGATGAATCCGTCTTCGTCTGGTGGTGAGCCGAAGAAAGTTACCTACAAGTTTATCGAATCTGACGTTGAGTATTCGATTAACGATGGTTTCTCGGCTACGGATTACACGCTTGAAATGGATGCTGACGCCATTGGCTCGGCTGGTTATACCGCGCTAAAGACGCTTACCGATGTGCAGACCGACACGATCCTGAAGATCGTTACACGCTCCGGTTCTATCCTTCTTGTGCCTTGTACCGTCGCACTGAATGAATCTGTTCGCATGCAGGACGGCCAGATTAACCGGGTCACTGTTTCATTCTCCGGCAATAACCGCGCCGTTCGCTACGCATCGTAATGACCATGCCTGCCGGGATTCCCCGGTGGGCTTTTTTTCGCCCACAGGTCGCTCCTGATTACGGGCCTTTTTATAAGAGATAGACATGGCAAAAATCAAACTCGGCAATCGCCCTAAAAACTTCAAGCAAGCGGTTTCTTTCACGATGCTTGATGGAATGACCGGGACTATTGAGTGTGTTTTCAAGTACCGAACCCGTATCGAGTTTGGCGCATTCCTTGATTCTGTATTCGCTGACGCTGGCGAGACTTCCGACAAGTTCGCAATGGCTGATTTGATGGAAAAGACGCGCAACAAGAATGCCGAATATCTCTCGCAGGTTCTGGACGGCTGGAATCTTGACGAAGAATTGAGCCTTGAAAACCTGCAGCAGCTTGCCGACGAATGTCCTGGAGCTGTTCATGCCGTGATGGAATCTTACCGCGCTGCAATTCTGGATGGCCGCTTGGGAAACTGACCGGCGCCGCCCGTTCCTTATATGAGCGAATCCCGACCACAGAAGAGTTAGAAGGGTCTGGATTCACTCAGGAAGACTATTTAACAGATGATTTTGATGTGTGGCCAGAAAACTGGCCGTATGTCGAAGTTTTCTCTCTGATGTCTTCGCAATGGAATATTGGCATGGGTGGTGCCATTGGTCTGAATTACACCGTTCTATTTGATCTGCTAACCCGCAAGGGATTTAGCGGCGATGAATGGTGGGTAGCGCTTGATTCAATCCGAGTGATGGAAAGCGCAGCGCTTGACGAAATGCAAAAGAAATAGGCGACGAAATGGCCGACTTAAAAGCCCAAATAGAGATTACAGCGGACGCTTCCGGCGTTGAGGCTGGCGTATCTCAGGGGAAGCGTGCGCTTAAAGACCTTGGAGAAGCAGGCAAGAAGGCCGGAGAAGAAGCTAACAAGGGCATTGGCGGTATTGGGTCATCTGGCGAAGAGGCGGCGCAAAAGGTTGATCGGACAACCAAAAACATCATCTCGTCAATTCAGCGGGCAACCGCTGCAATGGAAGCTGGAAGCAGGGGATCATCCGATTACTACCGTGTAATTGCCAGCCAGCGCGGAGCCAATGCTGACGCCTTAAAGCCCTATCTTGATCAGCTAGACATGGCTATCAAGAAGCAGGAAGAAGCGGCTAAAGGGTCTTCTTTTTATAGCAAATCAGCCAGAGAAACCGCATTCGCATTGCGGAATGTTCCCGCTCAATTTACCGACATTGTAACCAGTCTTCAAGGCGGCCAAGCCCCGCTAACTGTCATGTTGCAACAGGGCGGCCAGTTAAAAGATATGTTCGGTGGGATTGGTAACGCCGCCAAGGCTCTAGGCGGTTATCTAATGAACCTGGTTAGTCCAATATCGCTTGCTGCCGCTGCGGCTGGAGCGATTGGATATGCATTTTATTCAGGAGCCGAAGAGGCTAGGGATTTATCTAAAGCCATTATCCTGACTGGCAATGCGGCTGGAAGCTCGGTCAACGATCTAAAGAACATGGCGTCTGCGGTTGCTGAATCGAGCGGCGCTACTAAATCGTCAGTAATGAGTACGCTAACTCAGCTTGTAGAAACTGGGCAAGTTACGTCGAAGACGATGGGTGGCGTCGCATCTGCCGCGATTGCGATGGAAAAGGCAGGCGGCCAGGCGATTAGCGAAACCGTCAAGCAAATGGCCGAACTGGGCAAAGAGCCGGTAAATGCATCGATAAAGCTCAATGAGCAATACCGTTATCTTACCGGCGAGATATTCAGCCAGATCAAGGCTCTTGAAGATCAAGGCCGGGCAACCGATGCCGCAGCACTGGCTCAGGAGTCATATGCCAGAGCGATGGAAGAACGCGCCAAGTCGATTAGCGGCGAATTAGGATCGCTTGAGAAGGCATGGAAAGGCATTGTAGGAACTGCAAAATCAGCATGGGATGCCATGCTTGGCGTAGGTCGTGAAGGATCTATCGAAGAACGTCTAGCGAAGGCAAGGGCAGACCTTGCTAATGGTGGTGGCCTGTTCGGTGGTGAGTCAGAAGCTAGAGCCAAGGTTGCGGTCCTTGAAGCGCAGTTGGATTCACAAAAGAAGGTTGTCAGCAAGCAGGCCGAAAGCAATGCGCTTGAGAAAGCCAAAATATCCTGGCTTCAAGAAGGTGAAAAATACCTTAACAAGCAAGAACAAAAGCAAAGAGAAATCGCCAAGGCGAAACAACAGGCGCTTGCCGCTGGCGTGTCTGAAATCGAGCTAAACAAGCGCATCGCAGAGATTAGCGAGAAGTACGACGAAAAAACAAAGAAGCCAAAAGACACAACAAAGCAGGATCACAACGAATACTTGCGGCAGTTGAAACTTGATGCCGATACAGAGCTTGACGCTATAGCAAAGCGCAATAAGGAAATCAAAGCTGCAGCCGAAGCGTCGCATTATCTGAATGATATTCAGAAGAAATTCACCAGATCAAACGAGGCAAAAAGCGATGCGCTGCAAATATTGCCAGAGGCTATATCGCGCCTTAATGCCGAACTTCGGCAGGTTGATCAGACTGCAGAAGATGCCGGAGATCGCCTAGCCAAGATGTTTGGCGACGGGAAATTGACGGCAGAAGATTACGCGCAAAAAGTTTCCGAACTTAACACGATTACGGAAAAGCAGAAACAGGCTGTTATTGGACTGAATGAGCAACAGAATGCTTTGAATGAATCATGGGAATACGGCGCAGGAAAAGCGATGCAGAAGTATGCAGATTCAGCAAAAAATGTTGCTGCGTCGGCTGAAAATGCTTTTTCGCGCTCTTTTTCTGGAATGGAAGATGCATTAGTTAAGTTTGTTCAGACTGGAAAACTCAGTTTCACAGACATGGTTAATTCGTTTATTGCCGATATTGTCAGAATGAAAATTAGAGCAGCCGCAGCAAGCGCCGTTAGCAATAGTTCAAGCGGTGGTACAAATTGGCTTGGAATCATTGGTGGAATTGCCGGCATGTTCGGTGGCACATCAGCCACGGCAGCAACAGCAAGCGCTTTGCCTGGTAATTCACTGGATAACTTCCTTGCCCTTAATAAGAATTTTGCAACGAATGCAAATGGTGGAGTTTATCAATCTCCGTCTCTGCATCAATACTCAAATCAAGTATATGACACGCCACAAATATTCCAGTTTGCCAAAGGCGCAGGGATATTTGCGGAAGCTGGCCCAGAGGCCATCATGCCTTTGAAAAGAGGGGCTGATGGCAAATTGGGCGTTGCTGCACAAAAAACAGGCAACGACAGCCGGCCAATTGTCATCAATATCAACTCAAGCTCTGGCGACAAGGCAGAAATCCGCCGATCTGCCGCAGCCGGTGCCCGCGCCGCCCTTGGTGCCATGAACGGAGCGCAGCGCTATGCCTGATTTCCTCGAAGAGCGGATTAGCAGCCTGATCCGCATGGGGGCCAGCTACACCGACGATTACGCCGTCGACATCGTGCAGACCTCGGGCGGTCAGGAATACCGCTCTATGGTGCATCCCTTCCCGCTGCGCAAGTTCGACATCTCCTACCTGCTAGATAACGACGCGACCTACGCAGAACTGCAGGCCATCTATCACCGTGCGCATGGCAAGTTTGCCGGCTTCCGCGTGCGTTGTTATGACGAATGGTCAAGCAATGGCCGGATAGGTGCGCCGACAGCATTTGATCAGTCAATGGGGCTGGTCTCGGCTGGGGTCTATCAGTTGCGCAAGTATTACGGCATGGATAAGGCGGCCGGTGCGACTGGATATGCCTACCGCGAGATTAAAAAGCCGGTAGCCGGTACGGTCAAGATCGGAATCGGCGCGACAGAAATCCGCAGCGCCGACTGGTCGGTTGTCACTACCACCGGCCGGGTGACGTTCGCCGCCGATATGACATATCCCATAACCGCCATAACCAAAGCGTCATCTGCCGTCATTACACTGGGAGCGCATAGCCTGGTTGTCGGCCAGTCGGTGCAGGTTTCCGGGGTGGCCGGGATGACGGAGATCAACGGCTTGCGGGCGCTGATCACTGCCAAGGATGCGACCACGA